TCAGGAAAAAATAATGGTATGTATGGAACTCATAGATATGATAACCTGAATCCATTCCACGGAAAACATCATACAGAAGAATCCAGAAGAAAAATGAGAATTGCCGCATGTAAACGAATTTTAAAATTGCAAAGAAATAGTAAAGATGGTCGAATAAATAATGTTGGAATGAAAGAAGGTAATTATTTTGATACAATTGAAAAAGAAAATATATGGAATGGTATCTATTACAAAAAATCAAATCAACAATTTTTGATAGAAAATCTCGGTTATTTTGTAGATTATTACGAACCCAGTTTAAACATTGTAATTGAATATGACGAACCAAGACATTATGTATATGGAAATTTAAAAGAAAAAGATATTAAAAGAATGAATGAAATAAAATTAATCTTAAATTGTAAATTTTTAAGATACAATGAATACACAAAAGAATTAAAGAAATATGAATAATACTCCACCGTGTCGATTTGATTTAACTTTTATAATTTTGGGCATTCAAAATTTATCGTCGATAAAACCTATAAATTGTGTTGAAATAGGGTCAAGAGATGGATATGATACAAACTTTATATCTAATCATTTTCATATACCATCTAAAAATTGTATAATTTTTGAACCAAATCCGAACTCTTGTCAAGAAATTATACAAAATTATCCACAATTTCAAACATTTAACAATGCTATATCATCGACTGTATTGACAAAAGAGTTATATATTAACGAAAATAATATAGGTAACTGCAGTTTACTTAAAAAGACGGATTCTACACAAAATTCAATAAAAGTTGATTGTATTGATATGAAATCTGTAATATCGAATTTGAATTTAACTCACATTGATATTTGTAAAATAGATACAGAAGGAACAACCTTAGATGTTCTTAAATCATTTGGAGAAAAAATTGATATTGTTAAATCTATTCAATTAGAATCTGAAATAAAAACTGTGTGGGAAGGTCAATCTCTATATTCGGATGTAAAATTATTTTTACAAAATAACAATTTTATAGAAGTATTATTTTGTAGATTGGGAGATATTCAAATAGAATCTTTTTGGATTCATAAGAATTATATCAACGGATTAACTTAATAAATATGATATTATTGCCTATTTATAGGCATGGTATTGAATTTAATTGACAGTTTTGGCGCATCCGGCGTTAATTACGGGCTTTACAAAAAACAAGCAGATGTAACTGATACTGAGTATCTTTCACGATACTTTGTAGTGTCGGAATTTGACTCCACGTTCACTGCGGGTAAAAATCCTATTGCTATTAATGGTTCTCCGTTTTTAACTACAGATGGTGAAATTTATATTGAATGCTTGGATGCTCAAGGAAATTATCTCTTCATAGAGATGGCTAAGTATTCGGACGACGGAACTATAAACAACACATATAAAGAAGGCGTTGCCACTATAGTTTCAATTCATGTTTATGATGATACCGCCGATGGAGTGGGTAAGTTGATACTTTATGGAACTTTAATTGATGGTCGTTCTGTAAAATGGATGCAAAATGTAGTTATCAACAAAACTTTAACAAATCATTCGAGAGTAAGATTTTATCAGACTCCGGCTTTAGAAATTACTTCCGCAGAACTGCCTGTTCTTAGTTCTAACATTTCTATGAATTTGGTCAGCAACCAAGATTTTACAGGGAAAATAAATGGTTTGGCAGTAAGTCCTAAAAAAAGTGTAAATCAAGCTACTATTAACAAATCAAACATCGATATAGATTATAGATTAACTTTAAACACTCCTTTAGTTGTAAATTCGACTCCTGAAGTCAATGCTTTCAATTCTCAAATGGTCGGAGCTACCATATTTCTTAATATAAACAAGATTCAATCTCCAATATCGGCTGATGAGATTTCCGTATCACAAACAGCTTCATATACCATAAAGAACGTTTTAAATAATAATACCATTCAAATAGACCAACCTTACTATTATTTGGATGGATTGGGAAATACATCTATAACAAACATTTTAGATGCGGACTTTTCAATACCATATTCGTTTATAAACTACAATGATACATCGGCCAGTTATCAGACTACTAACATCGGCGGTGTATCATATATTGTAAAAGAATCATATGCAGATATAGTTTATAAAAATATCAGAACATTTTCTGGATATGTGGCAAGACACAAAATCTATAGAAAAAGTTTATTATCTAATGCTGATTTTTCAGTTATTGCTGATGAACCAATTCACTCAAATCAAGTATTGATTGATAGTTTAACACAGAATAAATATTATGATTTACTTGGTAAGTTTTATAATCAAGAACATATAAACCGATATTGGTTTACAAGTTCAAACAATATTTTATTAACTCATACTCCGAGTTATGCTATAGACAGTATGTATGTTTCATCTGTCACTCCCACCTCAGACGCGGATTATTTTATTGTAAAAAATGATTCATCTCCAATTAATAGAAACGCTACATACGTTCCATTTAACTCAGATGAAAATTTATCGGAATCTGGTTCGGCATATGATTCCAATTTCATGGCATTTTATAAAAATGTTCAATATACACTTGATATTTCGGCGGTATTGTTAAAAAATCAATCCGAAACAGGAGCTAAGTTAACTTTTTACATTACAAGTTCATATCCTAACGCACAAAAGGAATCTAATTATAACAACAAATTTGGTGTAAAGATTGCAGAACTTAAAGCAAATAACAGTGGGTCAATTTCGGATTTTACTGATTCATACACCTTCTACACACCTCAGAATGATTTGTTTGGAACGTTGGTAATAGTTCCTACTTTATGTACTGCTTATATAAAAGATATTTCAATAAGTGTATATGGAGATGATGGATTTTCTCCTGACATTTATGCCACAAAAATTCCTTGGCCTATAAGTGTAGCAAATGAAACATTTCAAATAAAGGCTGAATTATTTGATATTAATAACAATCTTATATATTCTGGCTTAAATGCCTTTCAAAACTTTGACCCATCTGGAAGTACGTTAATTCCATATATTCCTGGTAGTGGTAGCAGTTATAACGACTTATACATATCAGGAAGTTTATATGTATCACAAAGTATAATTGTTCAAACGGGAGACATTTATATACCAAACATTGTAGCTAGGCCTGGGCAGCCAGCAATAAGTCAAAGTAGAGTAGTATCTGTTAGAGCTGACGGAGCATTAGTATTTGACCCAATTGTTGATATTAATGGAGATAATGAATATTTGTATCTATCACTTGGAAATGCAAGTAATCGATTAGATACTACAATTACTACAAAAAAATCACTTTCATCTGAATATGGAGTTTTGGCCGGAAGAAAAATATACTGGGTTACAGGGTCTAAAGTTATAGAAACAAGTTGATAATCATGTTGTTTATAAATATAATGACAATTTTCTGTGACCTATATAATACAAAGGATTAATCTATGGCTAGACGAAAATGGAATTTAAAAATAATTGAACAAGTGTTAGACGGAGAAAATCCGTTTATACAGATTGGATATACGCCTGCATCTTCTACTAGAAAAGACGGAGAAACGTGGGAAGACTCTAAAGGAAAGAAATGGCAAAGAAAAGACGGAAGAAATGTGTCATTAAATTCATCAGATACTCCGGTTCTTGATGCCATCAATTCTGTTTCTAAATGTTCTAAATGTGGAATGAATGTAAGACTTTATGGAGATAGATTGGACAAAAAGATTTTTCCAAAAACGCAGATGTGTTACGAATGCCTAGAAGCTGAAGAGATGATTTATAGAGTAACTGGTAAATGGGAAGAATATCAACAAATGAAAATCTTAAAAAATCACCGTGGAGCATTGAAAGATTTTAAAGATAAGGTTTTAGAATCGATTGAATTTTTAAGTAAAGAGACAGGTAAAATAAAAGAAACTATGCCGGACGGTCAAGAATTAACCTTCTCTGGTACATCAAATCCAAAATGGTTAATCGATGCTAAACTTGACTTGGAAAAAGTTAATACAGAATTAGACAGAATTAATAAAGAGATAGAAGGTATCGAATCAACAATAGTAAAATAATATGGCAGCAGTACCAAACTTAAGAGACGTCATTCGTGAAGAAACACGAAAATGCATGGAAGACCCGATTTATTTCATGCGTAAATATGTAAAAATTCAACATCCAAATAAGGGAACAATCCCATTTAACTTGTTTCCTTTTCAGGAAGATGCTTTACAACATTTTCATGATGACCGATTTCTTTTGATTCTTAAGTCACGTCAGTTAGGTATTACTACATTGGTAGCTGCGTATTCTCTTTGGTTATCAATTTTTAACAGTGATAAAAGTATTTTGATTATTTCAATTAAACAAGAAGTATCAAAGGAAATTGTTACAAAGGTTCGTTTTGCAAATGAACATTTACCATCATGGTTAAAAGTTAAAGAAACGACAAATAACCACATGTCACTTCGATTTGAAAATGGTTCGCAAGTTGCTGCTACGTCATCATCAAGAGATGCCGGACGTTCAAAAGCATTGAGTTTGTTGATTATCGACGAAGCCGCATTCATCGACGAAGCGGAAGATATTTGGACATCTTGCTACAACACATTGTCAACCGGTGGTAGAGCTATTGTTCTTTCTACTCCTAATGGTGTAGGTAATTGGTTCCATAAGATGTGGGTAAATGCAGATAAGAAAAAGAATGATTTTAAAACTCTTAAACTGCCATGGCAATTACATCCAGAACGTGACCAAAACTGGAGAGATGAACAAACAAAACAACTAGGAATAAAAGGAGCAAATCAGGAGTGTGATTGTGACTTCCTATCATCAGGAACTAACGTTGTCGATTTAATGATTCTAAAAGAATATGAAGACGACCAAAAGATGATTTTTGATAGAATAGAACAATATCGAGGTGAAGAATGGTGGATTTTTAAACAACCTGAAGAAGGTCATAGTTATATTACTTCCGCAGACCCTGCTCGTGGTGATGGATTAGACTATTCCGCCGCACATATTATTGACGTAGATACTTTGGAACAAGTGGCAGAATATCACGGACAGTTGTCTATGAAAGATTTTGGTAACGAACTTGTTTTTATGTCAACAAAATATAATGACGCATTATTGATTGTTGAATATAACGGTCTTGGGCCGGCAGTGTTACAACAAATAATAGACCGCGAATATAAAAATACATTTTATAGTAGTTTGGATTTGAAAGTAATCGAAGTTCATAGACAACTTAGCAACAGATATAATTCCGAAGAAAAGAAACTAAAACCAGGATTTACTACAACAATAAGTACAAGACCAGTAATCATTTCAAAGATGGAAGCATATTTTAGAGAAAAATCCGTCACAATCCATTCAGTAAGATTGATAAACGAACTAAAAACATTTATTTGGGAAAATGGAAAAGCGCAAGCCGCAGAAAATTATAACGACGATTTAGTGATGTCTTTGGCTATCGGATTGTGGGTCAGAGATACAGCATTAAGATTGAGGTCGGATGGTATTCTTTTGTCAAAAGCTATGTTAGATAAAATTCACGTAAATCAAAACAATGATAAAACTCCAATTTATAGAGCCGGTATGGTTTCTAGTGGTAAAGATTCATGGCAAATGAAAACAGGCGGAAAACCTGGTGATGTAACTTCACTAACATGGTTGTTACGATAATTTACATATATTTATACTTGATTAAATATACACACAGCGTAAAAAGGACAATATATGCCATCTAACACACCAATACGACCAGAAGTAAACGTAGATAATGACGAGATTGATATAAAGCAAAAATCGTTATTCGCTCGTTTAAAGAAGTTGTTTTCTGCGGGTGTTGTAGTTAGAAACGTTGGTGGTAAAAAACTAAAAGTTAAAGATACTAGTGATTTGATGTATGCGACGGATAGAAACAGTCTTCGTGACCGTTTTAATAGAGTTCGTTCTACTTCATATAATGCTTACACAAGGGACTTTTCACTAGCCTATCAAGCCGCTCGTATCGATTTATTTAGAGATTACGATACGATGGATATGGACCCGATTCTTGCTTCAGCATTAGACATCTATGCTGATGAATCGTTAACTACAAACGAGTTGGGTAAGATGTTAGTTGTTCATGCCGAGGACGATAACATCAAAGGAATTCTTACTAATTTATTTTATGACATCTTAAACGTAGAACATAATTTGTGGTCGTGGACAAGAAATTTATGTAAATACGGCGATTTTTTTATGAGATTGTATGTCTCGCCTGAATACGGAGTTTATCAAATAGAACCTATTTCAGCATATAATGTCGAACGTCTTGAAAATACAGACCCACTTAACAAGAATTATGTAAAGTTTCAAATTCGTCCTACGGATACATCTCAAGTAGAAACGTTGGAATTCTTTGAATGTGCGCATTTTAGGTTACTTTCAGATT